GCGGTCAAATCAGCATCGTCGAGCCAGCCGTTCCCGCCAGCGCATGGAAAATCACCGCCGTTGCGTCGCATGCGTCGTCGTGGGCGCCGTCGGGGAACGCCGCGAACTGCGACCGCCATTCGTCGAAAAACCTCGCACACCCCGGCATGTACACATGCACGTTGCCGGCCTCGAACACTGGCTCAAGATCGGCCAGCTTCGCCGCTTTGTCTCCCGGCAGCCTCGACGGGCGCACCGTGCAGACGCCGCGCAACAGGTCGCGCAACTGGGTATACGCGTCTTTGTACGCGCCGAACGCCTCGATGTGCTGCGCCACGCCGGGGCCGTCGGCCAGCGCCGTGCTGCGTATCAGCTCGTTGCGCTCGGTCGCCTCGGCTCTGCATGCGGTCATCGATGATATCCACAGCTCGCGGACAACCAGTCCCGCGCCCGGATGCGTAGTTCGCACACCGGCGCGAATGCCCCATGTCCAGTCCGGGTCGTCCTTGTCCCGCTCTTTGGCCGACGACGCCAAGTCCCATCCGCGCCCTTCCCGCAGCTTCGGCCACCCCTTCATGTCGTGGTGGATCACGATCCGATCCGTCGCGAACCGGTTACCGCCCTCGACTATCGGCTCGCAATCAAGCAACGCGGCCGCCTGTTTTCGCAACGATGCCCGCTGCGCGTCATACCATTCCGGCGAGAACCGCTCCGGGAAAAGATACTCCCATTCGCCCGGCTTTGTTGCCGGAAAGTTCAACTCTTCAAATCGCGGGAAGCTCGGGTCTTCCTCCATCGCCTTCCTGATTCTGCCGCGAAGATCATCGACATGCCACGGCGTCGCGCAAACGATCACGATGGACGCAGGCGCGTTCAATCGCGTCATCAAGTCGTTCCTGAATGCGTCCCACGTTTTGTTTCTAAAGATCGTCGACACCGCTTCCGCCCTGTTCTTGCAGTAATCGTCGATCACCAGCAGGTGGGCGCCCTTGCCCGTCACGGAGCCGCCAAGCCCCTGCGCGACCACCGTACCTGCTGAATCCTCGACTTGCCACTCTTCGGCCTTGTTTGATCCGCGCGCCGGGTGTACGCCGGGAAACAGCATCTGGTAGCGCGGTTCCTCCATGATCCGCTTCACGCGCTTCGAGAATCCGCGCACAAGGCTGATGCCGTACCCGCTCATAATCACATCCGGCTGCCGGTCGGCGTTGCGCCCGAGAAACCACGCCGGAAACGCCCGACTCACGATGTCAGACTTGCCGTGTCGGAACGGAACCGCGATCAGCAAGAACGTGCTTTTGCCATCCCGCCACTCGTCGCTCGCCCGTGTCAGCCGGTCGCAGATCGCGCGGGTGTGTCTGCCGACAACCAACGGATGTGGCATCCACCAACACCAGCGCAAAAAAGCCAGCAGACTGCCGCGTGCGAGTCTCCTGGCCTTCTCCAACTTGGCCTTGCGCTTACTAATCGCCATCGATGATCTTGTCCAGCTCCTCGTCAGTCAGTTTTTCAGTTTCTAAATGCTCAATCGGTCCGCCGTCGCGCCCCGTGACCTCGGTACGCTCGACGTAACCACGATGCTTTCCTTTGCATTTTAGGTAAAAACAGACTGCCCACGATTCGCCATTGTTGATCGCCTTCGTCAACGCAGCTTCGGCCAGATCGAGCCTCTTGTCTGCGATCTCCTGTAACGCCTCCTGAAGCCGCGCCGACGCTCTGATGCGCCGATAGACGGTCTTGTAACTGCACCCGAGACGCTGCGCTGCCAGTGCCAGAAAACCGCCGGTCGCCCGCAACGCAGCCTCGACCTGCTCGTTGGTGACTCGCATCTGTTTCGGCACATTGGTCGGAGACTTCACGGCAGTATCTCCTGTTTGATGTGATCCGCGATCGCTTTCATGAGCAACGGCGGCACACAGTTGCCGATCCGCGCCATCGCGTCGGATCGCGATCCTGCGAACTGGAAAGAATCAGGAAACGACGACAGCCGCTTGGCTTCGGCGACGGTCAGCTTGCGCTTTTCTGCCCAGTGCATCAGTCCGGACGCGCCTAGGTTTTCCTCGAACTTGGTCAACGTCGGAGCCGGTCGCGCCGGGTGCAACTTGACGAGCGTGAAATGGTTTTTTCCGGTGATGTCATCGCCTGACTGCCCCGGCTCCATGCGATCCCACAGGTTCATGTGTGGGCGTCCCGCCGCATCGGCGATCAGCGCTTGCACCTCATCCGGATCGTTCTGAATCCCGACCAGCGCGTCGCCGGCCGTGACGGGGAGCGTCTGCGGCTTCGGCAGTGACGGCGCAATCCCGAGATCCGAACGAACGCCAAGGATGATCACTCGCTCGCGTGACTGGGGGACGCCGTAATAGCTCGCCACCTTGACCTCTGTGACCGTCTCGTATCCGCACTCCCGCAATGCCTTCACGATGTCGGCGTAGATGCCGCGCATGCGCCTAGAAATCAACCCGCGCACGTTCTCGAACACGAACACACGGGGCTGCAGGCCGTCGAGCAGCCGCACGTACTGCCGGAACAGGCCATTGCGAGGGTCGCCGACCTCCCGCTTTCCGGCAATCGAGAAGCCTTGGCACGGCGGCGATCCATCGAACGCGTCCAGTTCACCGCGATCGATGCCAGCCAGACGCAGACACTCATCCACCGACAGGTCGGCAATATCGCCGTGGAACACAGGCACGTCAGGGAAGTTGAGCCGAAACGTTTCCACGGCGTTCGCATCCCACTCCACGGCCAGTAGTTCGCGGAAACCGGCCATCCGGTAGCCCAGCGCCGAACCGCCGCAACCCGCGAAGGTCGATATGACTGTCGGCCTATCGGTCACGCTGTCACCTCCGGTGTCGCTTCTGCCCAGCCGTCATAAGCGCCGGTCGTGGCCATGCAGTAGCGTTTCCTGATCACGTCGCAGTAGCGCGGGTCGATCTCCATTGCGAAACACCGCCGGTTCAACTGCTCGCATGCAAGTATCGTGCTGCCCGATCCCGCGAACGTGTCGAGCACCGTGCCGCCGCGCTTAGACGAGTTCCTGATCGCCTGCGCAGCCAGCGCGACTGGCTTCATGGTCGGATGCTCCGGCGACTTGCGGGGCTTGTCGAAGCGCCAAATGTCGGTTTTTGCCTTCTGCCGCCTGATTGTGCCCTCGACGCGTCCGGGAATGGCCACCTCGAAACCCATGAACCGGATCAGCGTCTGCCCGTCCTGCTCGATGGTCTGCACGGCCATTACATTCTCCCACACGTTCGGCTCGTTTCTGTCGCTCGTGAAGAACTTGTCCTTGGTTCCAGATCGCCATCCGTACAAGATCGGCTCAAACTGCTGCTGGTAATCGCCGCGCCCGAGCGTGAACGTGTCCTTCACCCACACGATGTCGCTGGACCAGTAGCCGCCGACCTCGACAAACACCGCGCGTAAGGTAGGCATCTCTTTCGTGCTCATGCACACGTAGATCCCGCCCGCCGTGGCTCTCACGATCTGCCGCATCGACTCGCGCAACAACCGGGCGAACGCCTCCGGCGACATGTCGTCGTTGGCGATTTTGCCGGCCTCGCCCTCGTAGGCCACGTTGTACGGCGGGTCGGTGAAGCACATATCCATCTGGATTCCGCCAGTCAGCCGCTCCACGTCCGCCGCCTGCGCCGCGTCGCCGCAAAGCAAGCGGTGCGCCCCGAGCTGATACAACGCGCCACAACGCGAAACAGGCGCGTCCGGGGCGATGTCGGGAGCCTCATCCTGCATGATCTGGCCGATGTCATCGAACGCCCGCAGGTCGGCAAGATCGAACCCGAGCCCGTCGAGTTCCTCAAACGAGTGGTCACGCGCCAACGCCTCGGCGTCCCATTCGCCGGACATGCCGTCCGGAGCATTGTCGATCGGGATGAACCGACGCGCCTGCTCCGGCGTGATGTCGTCGGCTCTGACCACCCAGCCGTCAGGCAGCCGCTCCATGCCGAGATTCATGCAGGCTTGCAGGCGCTGGTTGCCGCCGAGTACCGTGCCGTCGGCTCCGATCACGATAGGACGTAGCCGCATGAACTCCGGATCACGGCTGATCGATTCCTGCAAACGCTGCATCGCGCCCGCCGAGATCGTGCGCGGGTTGGTCGGATTGGGCGTGAGTTCGCCGAATTGTGAGAGAATAGCCATGACTATGGCCGCGAGGTCAAGCACTAGTCCGCATAAAGCCCGCATAAACGCACCGCGCGCGCGTTTTTTGCCGGACAATGTGGACGCCCAACAGGGGCTATCCCTGCCGTAAGAACGAAAAAACCGGATGCTTGGCCACAAGACGCTTCACGCGCCACGACACCGCCGCCCGTGTCAGCCCCTCGCGTTTTGCGACCGCCGCCATGCTCTCCCCGCGCATCAGGGAGCAGACAAGCCTCACGTCGTCATCGGCGAGCGTGACGAACTCATGCAGCACGCGCCGCGCCGCGTCGATTCCGGCTGGCTCCCTGTGGCCGTCGTGCTGGTCGGCTTCCTGCATCTGCTGCATCGATGCCGCCACCTCCCCGAGCGTCTGGGCATCATCACCCGCATCGATGGAGATGTGGCTGCGCCCCCGGTGGTTCGTGTCCGGCGGTCCCGCGCACGTCAGGCATGCCGGCGATCCCGTCCCGTTGTGTGGGCATTTGTGGCACTCAGGCATGGCGCGTAATCTCCCAGTCGCCGGGGCCGCGGCGCACGGCCCAGACAAATCCGAACTCGGGAAACGCCGCGACCGCCTCGCGAAACGCTGTCAGCGCGCGTCCCTGGCTGTGGAAGCGGTAGGCCCCTTTCACCTCGTGGAGCGTCATGCGCCCGTCCTCCACCGACACCCAGTCCGGCGTATACCGGCTCCCTCCCGGCAATCTGAGCGTGACCGCCTCGTAGCGCCCCCGGCCGGACAGGAAACGGCGGTTGTACTCTGCTTCCGTCTTATTCGGCTCCCTGCGCCGTTTTTTCGCCACCGTGCCGCCTGTCGCCCTTCCGCCCGTCTCTTTGCCCGTTCCGCGCTCCGGCGCGTCCTGGCCGATTCTGGGCGCGTTCCTGCGCGTGTCCTCTTCCCGCAGCTTGCGCTCGACTTGGGCTCGCAGGTGGGGAGGCAGTTGATCGAGTCTTATCGCCATGTCCGCACCTCCGTGTTTGGCCGTCCGGTCAAGCGCCCATCCCCCTTTAAGAATCCCGTACAGAGGAAGAATATCAGAGTTCTTCCTCTAGTACTCTCTCTTGTAGAGAGTACCGCGCGCGCGTTGAACAGTGTTTTTTGTGTGTTCAACGCGCGCGCGCACGTACGCGTTGAACACTTTTCAAAACTGTTCATGAACACTGTTCGAACACTGTTCATGAACAGTTTGGGAAAATCACTTGAAATCCGGGTCATAGAGCACCCCTTTCCATGTGTTCGTGTTCTTGTCGAACTCCAAGAAATCAAGCAGTCTGCGCTGCCGGAGCAACACGGACGCCTGCTTCAAAGTCAGCCCCATGCCGGCGTCGTTGGCCAGCTTCGCGACCGCCCGCGCCGCCTCCGAAGAGGTCCGCGCCTCGTCATCCCAGACGGCCGACATCGGCGGCATGCTCTCCAGCCCGATCCCGTCATACTTGCTAGGCCTGCGCGGCTTGGCCGGCTTCTTGGGGAACCCAGTCGGCATCGGTTCGGCCGGGAGCCAGCAGATGCCCGGCGCCGGCGCGTGCCGGATGTCCACCGACCGCGAGCACCCGCAGCGGTCGCCGCGCTTGGCGTGTTCGAGGGTAAACCGGTTGTTCTCGCCTTCCGCCCGCAGCAGGGTGGATGTCGCGCGCGCCCAGTTCGTCAGCACCGATGATCCGATGCCGAGGTACGCCAGATCCGCCCCCTTGTACTTGTTCTCATCCGACTTCGGCGGCTTTCCGGTGTGGTGGATCACCACCAGCCCGCAGTCCGCATCCTCGATGACCGGCTGAATCTGGTTCTGCAAGAACCGGCTGCAATCCTGCATCTTGGAAATCTCGCCGCCGATGTAAGAGAGAAGCGGATCGATCCACACGATGTCCGGCTTGTGCGTACGGCACAGATGAGCCAGAAACCGCGCGAACTCCGCGCCCGTGTACCGCGAACAGTGGACCGTCCGGAAGTTCGCGTCCAAGTCATCAAGCTCGCCCGGTCCAAGGTTCAGCCCGTGACAGATGCCGGAGAACGCCTCGTGCATATCCCCCTCGTTGTTCTCGGCCTGGATCATCAGGTTGCGCAGCGGCCGCTCGACGCGCAAGCCGAACACGTCGCGGCCGACCGCGAAGCTGACCGCCGCCTGGATCGCGAACACCGACTTGCCCACGCCCGACTGCGCCACGACCAGCCACGACCCCTGTCGGCACAGGAACCGTTCGCCGACCAGGTTGTCCGGCTGCGGCGCAACGAACAGGTCGCGCGGCGCCCTCACCTGCGCCGAGAACTCGCCCGCCTGCTGCTCGGAGATCCACTCATCCCAGTCCGCCGCCCCGCAGGGCCCCGACACGAGGTACTGGGGTTTTCCGCCGCGCACCGGCCCCGGCATACGGCTCAGGCGGCTGGAGTTCCGGCACTTCACGTCAGGCTTGAACCCCGCCGCTTCCAGCTTCTTGAACAGCATCTCTATCCGCGACTTGTACAAAGCCTGGTCCGTCCCCGCGCCGATCCTGACCACCGCGTGGACGCTCTTCCCGCCCGAATGCACCACGGCCGAGCAGGGGAGCCGCAGGGAAGAGATCACCGCCATCTGCCGCTCGATGCTCTGCTCGTCGCCCTCCACCAGCACATGGTCTAGGCGCGTCACGTTCGCGTTCCCGCAGCCGTTGCCGTCCATCGGGTTGATCCTCGCCCAGACTCCGGCCTCCGCATCCCAGTCGCCCAACACGTAGCGCAGCAGCGCCTCGCCCGTGTATCCCTTCTTCTCGTATCTGTCGAGGTCGGCCTCGATGTCGGCGCGCGTGCGTGTAACGCCGGTGGTGCGCGGGTAGTGCCTGCCGTCATCGCCCTTGGCCGAAGCCGTGACATAGTTCACCTTGTCATCCGGCTGGAACAGCGCGGCCAGCCACCGCCGCAAATCACCTGCCGGGTCTCCCGACGGCGGGGGGACATCGAGCACGTAGTCAGGATTCCCCTCGCCCTCCAGCGCCGCGCCCTTAGCCGGCCCGATCTCGCCGTCCCACGGGATGATCTCATCCGCGTCCGGCCGCTGGACCCTGCCCCTTCCGCTGGGCGGTTCGCGCGGGATTGACCTGTACGCGCTCTCCATCACCGTCGCCGCCTCGCGCTCCGACAGCGGCGGCGTGCAGCGCGTCGCGAAAATCCCGAGCAGCGACCGCGCCGCCCCTTTGTCGATCCGCGCGTCGCGGCATTGCGCCGCCAACCAGAACGCCCTGTCGTTGCGGTTGCCTTCCGACGCTCCGGCAAACGCCGCGTCCTCAATGAATTTAGGCACTCTTGTGCCTCGGTCACAATCCATTCGTCACCTCGTTTACACGCCGCGCAATTGACACGACAAATGACCATCTCGGGGGCATAGACTCCCTCACTCTCGCCGGTTTTGCGATCTTCAGATCAGTCCCTGTCCATTCGATCAGTCCGTCATCCTTGTCCAATTCTGCCAGCCTGATAAGCCCGGCCGGCGCCACGAAGTAGAACTCATGCGACACCGCGTAGGCATGCCACCGTTTGTCAGGATTTCTCAATTCGTTCTGTACGTCTGATCGGCTGACCTTCACCTCGAACGCTCTTCTGATATTGGATGTCCTGTTCTTACCTGAGCGCAACGTCCACGCGTTGATAGCCCATGCGTCCAGACGCTGCTCTTTGCCGGGGCCATATCCCGTTCCTATCCGTAGCTCCTGGATGAATATCCAGCCCATTGCCTTGCTGTGCATTTTCTGTAGTTCTTCAATGAGCATTCGTGCGTCGACTTTCATATAAAGCTCCAGTTCTCCGGCTGCTGCCAGTTGCCGGCCTTGATCCTGTCCATAAGCCCGTTTGCCTCTTTTTCGGAGATCACCCCGAGATCCTCAAATCCGTAACGCGCCAGCACCTTCAGCTTGCCGACGCTCGCCAGCTTCATCCTGCTGCGCTCGATCATCACGCCCATAAGCATGCTCGCGTGTCCCTTGCACGTCACCGCCGAGGCCGCCACCCCGAACCGCTCAAGCGCCCTGATCTGCGCCTCGGTCGGCGGCTGCGCCTCCCACCGCATGGTCGGCTGGTAGTCCGTCAGGTCGCCGTCGCCGATCATCACGCCCAGCAGCACCGGATCGATGAGCCGCGCCTTTTTCCGCGCCTGCTCTTTCAGCTTCTCGGCCAGCGCCTCGTGACGCTTGCGCAGTTCCTCGGTGTTGGCCATCTGTTCGAGGTCCAGCAGGTCCATCTGCTCCGTGCCCGCCTGCGCCTCGCGCTCCTGAATCTCGGTCATGCCGGCGGCCGTCTCCGCGCGCGTGGCCACGAGGTGGCACGGCCTGCACAGGTCGTGCTGCTCCGTCTGCCACAGGAAATCGAGCAGCAGCAGCTTGTCCTTGCCGGGATAGAGCCGCGTGCCGCGCCCCACGATCTGCGTGTACAGCGCCCTGCTCTTCGTCGGCCGCAGCGGCACAATGCAATCGACGCTCGGTTCGTCAAACCCCTCGGTCAGCAGCATCGCGTTGCAACACACCTTCGGGCCCGGCGACTTGAGCCACGCCAGCACGTCGGCGCGGTCCTCGCTTTCGCCGTCCACATGCCGCGCGTCGATCCCGCGCTCGCCCAGCATCCCCATGAACGCCCGGCTGGTCGCGCGGAGCGGCAGGAACGCCAGCGTCTTCCGGTCGCGCGCCCGCGCCGACACCTCGTCCGCGATCGCCTCAAGGTACGGCCCCAGCGCGTCACCCAGCGCGTTCTCGTCATAATCCCCGGCCTTCACCTTCACCCGCCCGAGATCAACGCGCAGCGGCACCGTCTGCGCCTCGATGCGCGAAAGGTTGCCGTCCACGACCGCCTGCCGGAGCCCGTAGGAAAACGCCAGGGACTCGTAGACCTGCCCGAGGTTCTTCTTGTCGCCACGGTCCGGCGTCGCCGTCACGCCCAGCATCTTGGCGCGTCCGAAGTACTCATAGATCCCCTGGTAAGACGGGGCCAGAGAGTGGTGCGCTTCGTCGGTGATGATCACGTCGAACTCGTCGCGGTCAAACCGTTCGAGGCGCTTCCGCCGCATCAGCGTCTGGACGCTCCCGACGACGACGGGGAACATAGAGCCGTCGCCGCGTTCGTCGGCCTTCTCCACCGCGCACTCCAGCCCGGCGGCCATCTTCAGCTTGTCGACAGCCTGACGGATCAGCTCGTCACGGTGCGCAAGCACAAGGCCGCGCTTCCCCTGCACGGCCAGCGTCCGCAGGATCATGGCAAACACGATAGTCTTTCCCGTGCCGGTGGCCATCTCCAGCAGCGTGGACCGCTTGTCCTTCCACTCGTTGAACACCGCGTCATGCGCGGCGATCTGGTAGGGGCGCGGCGTGATCGTGCTCATTCGTCGTCCCTGTTTTGAATCGGCCACTCCCGGCGCAGCCAATCATGCTTGCGCTTGTCGAAAAACGGAACCCCGAAAATCTCGCAGTCCGCCGCCAGCCAGCTTATCCATCTGTCCTTGCACGGCCGTGCCCTGCTCCCCGTCTCCGGCCCCGCGATCACCCAGTCCAGCTCGCTGATCGACGGCAGGTGCATGGCCTCCAGCATCGGCTCGACGCTGGCGAAGCGGACGGCCGCGGGCGTGTCGATAAGGATCGGGATGCGGCGATCCGCTATATGCTGGTTTTCCGCCGTGACCCCAAGCCAGACGTTGGGAAGGACGCTCCCGTAGCCGCGCACAAAGCTCCGCATGCGGCCTGCACGCTTGGTCAGCAGCATGAAGGTGTGGCGGAGATTTTCGCGCATGACATCGAACACCCTGGCGATGACGCGGTTGTCCAGATTCTCGTGGAACAGGTCGGACATCGAGCATACGAAGATGCGCGACGGCGTCTTAACCCTGCCCGGCTGCCCCAGCCTGTCCGGCATGAAAACGGGGAAGCCCCACGGGAAATCGAACCGCAGCGCCATCTCTTTCGCGTAGCAGTTCCTGCAGCCCGCGCTGATCGCCGAGCACCCGACGACGGGATTCCACGTATAGTCGCACCATTCGATTTTGGTCTTGTTCATCGCGTCCCCCCGTCCTTTATGATCGGTCCCAAACTAATTCTGTAATACTCACCTTTCCATCCCGGATATGGACAAGAGCCCACATCGATTCCGCAGACGAGTCTGGCGATCCTTCCTAGCTTCGTATAGCCTGGGCTAAAAACAGCATGGGTGATCGGTCGCTTTGTAAGCCGTGCCGTCCAGTATGGCGTTACGTCTCGATATTCGATGTCTTTTTTACCGGCCAGCATTAGGCTTAGCCAATGTCTGGTGATTACGAAAAAAACGACGGATCGATTTTTCACGGCCTTTTGTAGTTCTGTCATTGCGCATTCCGTTTGATTATCGAATAGGTATGACAATTTGTTTGCGTCACAACACCAAGTCCCCATCGTTCCTGCCTATTCATCCGCTCCGCGAATCGCACCGCTTTGCGTAGTGCAGATACTGGACATCCGCGAAAGCCAACGCGCACCTGAGGTGTGCAGTTGATCGGTGAATAGGCATAGTGAACGTATCCGCCATCGAATAGATACGAATACATGGCCGTGCGGCCGACAAACCAGCCGTCGTTATTCCGCAGCGCTTTTGCCCGGCATTCCCAATATAAGCGCGGAAAAAGCAGACGCTTAACGATGTTTTTTAGCAAATCTATTTTCATCGTGTTCACCCCTTGTTTTCGCCGCTTGTTTTTTCAGTGTTCTCTTACACTTTTCTTTCACCAATTCACGGAACCGCTTCGCGCCTTCGCTGTCGATGGTCACGGAGTCGCCGCCGCTCTCAATGGTCACGCCCGCATTCGTGTCGCTGTCGCCAAGAGGAAGCTCCGGATGGTCGGAGACAAAGCCGGTCGATGTCTTTTTCTGTTTCACGTTCCATGACAGGTTCGTGTCTACGTCAGCGCCGTTGTTCTTCGGCGAGATTTTCGCACCGACCGACAGGCTGAACGCAAACTCTGCGAACGGGTCTTCGTCGGCCTTGACCTTCTCCTGTTCTTGGATGTCTATGACAATTCTTTCGCTATTCTCTCTGATGAGAGCGGCGATGTCGGCGGCTACTCTCTCAAGCGCCATCTGGATGACTGATTCTCTCATTTTGCATTACCTCCACTGTTGAAAAACCGCGCCGGCCCTCGCTGACCGGCGCGGTGTCTAGCCTCACCCGAAGTTAGGCTCTTCCTCCACGGCAGCGCCGGCCACCATGCCGTCCTCGATGATGATCGTGTTGCCGCCGTCGTCGCCGACGCGCGTCCCGATCGCCTGCAGCCCCTGCGTTCCGAGCCACGCGGCGAACGTCGCGAGTGTCTTGCGGTCCATGCGCTCCATGCCGTCGATCAGCACGAAGCCGCACTCCGGCAGCACCGCGCGGCTGATCGCCGTCGCGAGGATCAGCTTCTCGCTCTCGCTCAACTGCGACCACGGACGACCGTTGTATGTAAGCACACCGCCCTCGACGCTCAGGCCGGGGTAGGGAAGCGGCGCGCCTTCGAGCAGCGCCCGCAGTTCCTCGCGCGTCTGCTCGATCTCCCGCGTCAGCTCCCTGTACTCGTCGGCCAGCGCCTCGTGCGCGTCCTGGGCGGCCTTGCGCGCAAGATTCTGGCTCACGCGCTCGTTGTGCTCGGTCACCTGCTGGAGCTTCGCGCTGATCGCCTGCGTGTCCACCGGCTGTCCTGCCGACGCCGCCTTTTCCTGCGAGTCGGCGTACGCCCGCTTCGCCGCCTCGTGCTTTTCCTTCGCATCGGCCAGCGCTTTTTCGGCTTCCTTCACCCTGATCTCGGCCAGATTGACACGGTCTTTCGCCGCGTCAACATCGGTCGCCGCCTGCCTCACGCGCGCGTTGTGGCTGAGCGCCTCGGTCATCTGGCTACTGATCGCGTTGCCGTCGAGCTTCTCGTCTCCGGCATCCTCCCAGTAGGGGAGGCTCTCCGCGTGTCCCTTGGCGCGGTCTCGTTCGCGCCCCTTCAGGAGCCGGTCGTTCTCCAGCGTCTTGATCCGTTCCTCGAACGGCTGCGGGTTCACCCCGATCACCTGCAGCAGGATCTCCGCCTTTTTCTTATCCGTCGCGTCCATGAAGGTCGTGATGTCGAGGGCGAACGGCGAGACGAACGCCTGCAGCAGCGTCTGCCCGCCGCGCTTGCCCGTCGAGTCGGTGACCTCCAGGCGCGACCCGCCCGCCGACGTGTAGACGCGCTTCACGCTGACGCCGTTCGACAGCTCCACCTGCACCGTGCCGCGCTCCGCTCCGTCATGCACCGATTGCTTGTAGGTATCGCCGCCGAGCGCTCCCATGATCGCATCGAGCACGCTCGTCTTCCCCTGCCCATTGTCGCCGCCGATCAGGGTCAGCCCTGTCTCGGTCGGCGACAATTTCACTGCCTTGACCCGCTTGACATTTTCAATGTCGAGCGATGTGATGGTTACTCCGTTTTGCATCGTGTCGTTTCCTTTCCTCTGTTGTTACGCGAACGCTGGATCGACGCCATCGAACGCCTGCTGGTCGTTTGAAAGTGGCTCCAGATACCGCTTGATTTTGTTGTTGAACCGCTCGTCGCCGTCGCGCCCCGTGAACTTCTCCAGGCTCACCGTCGCGCGCCCCGTATAGCCGATGATGTCCCAGTTCATGCGCAGCCGCTCGCCGTGGCGGCGCATCCCGAGAGCCAAGAAAAATTCGCACAGTTTCCACTCGCTTTTCTTGGTCAGCGTGATGTAGTCGTTGATCGACGTGCGCCCGTTTCCGGTCACGCTTTCGCACATCATGCGGAGGCGCACCTGCGGTTTCGTACCGTCCTTGCTGCGCCCCTTCTCGACCTCGGTGATCTTGAATGTCACCTCGTCATTGTCAGGGAGCGTGGCGAAACCTTCGCCGTCGTTTTCGATCACGCCGTCGTAATCGAGAATCTCATCCATGTCTGGTGTCATGTTCTGTGTCATGATTGATTGCCCTTTGGTTGTTGGTTGGGTTAGAACGGGGTGTATTCAGTGTCCGCGTGGATGCGCTCCACGATCATCTGCCAGTTGTCCGGCTTCAGCATCGCCGCGACGATGGGCGCTCCCAGTGTGTTGATCGACATGTTGCCGATCAACATAGGTTTCGTGATCCTCGGCTGGCCGAGCGTGCCTCTCAAATAGCCCTCCAGCCCCTCGACTGTAAGGCTCGCGGCGAACATCGCCGAGGCCAGATCCGGGTTGTTCACACCGCGCGCCATCCGTTGCGCTTGATCCGGTTGCTGGGGCTGTGTCGGCTGAGGCTGCTGCGCCTGTTTCGCCGCCGCGTGATGCGCCGCGACCGCCTCCGGCGTGTCCAGCGGCTGTCCAGTGTGCGCGCTCGTTCTGTTGCTCTTCGGTGATGGTTGCGGCTGTGCCGACGGCGCGTTCGTTCCCACGCTACTCGCTGAGTTACCGTCGTCATCCTCGACGGCTACGGATAGGAAGCTGCACAGGCTGTAGCGCCGCAGGTAGGTGACCATTGCGCCGATCTGCTGGATGCTAGGCTTGAGCTCCGTGCCGTTCTTTGAGTACTCCGGACGTAGCGGACATGAGAGCCGCTTGCTTTCGATTGCGCCGCCGCTCTTGTGCAGCAGACGGGTCACAACGCCGACCGTCATATCATTCAGGTCGGTGTCTGCATCCTGCACCAACGCGAACCCGCTCTTCGCCAGCGGGTCGCGCACCGTGTTCAGCACCTCGGCCAGCGTCGCGTACTTGCTGCCGAAGTGGGGGTTTGTCGCGTCCTTCGTGGCGGCGAACACCGCCGCCTGCGCCTCTGCCAGCGCCTGGTTCAGTTCGTTGTTGTTTTCGTTACTCATTGTTTCCCTCCGTTTCCGCCAGTTCATCCACTGCCGCCGGGCTCATGTTCCACAGCCGCCGCCCGATCTCCAGCGCTTCCTCGTAGGCCGGATCGCAATCTACGATCGCGCCGAAACTCACGCGCTCCGCAAGCACTGGGCGGACGTCCTCCCACAGAGCGTCGAGGTAGTTCGATCCGGCGTTCTTTTCCCATGCTTTCGGATTCGGGTAGCCGCTCCCGTATCTTGTCCCCGTCACTGCGATGATCCGCAGGATGTCAACCGGTTTCAATGCGTTGAACGGGTTGTCGTCGCCGGTCGCATCCTCAAGCCCCTGCAGCTTCGCGCGCATCGCCTTCGCGACCTTCGCGCGGCGCTTCTGCTCCGGCGTCGGCTGGCGGACGGCGGGTTTTTCGGCGTCCGTTTCCTGATCGGCCTTTATGCCGATCACCCAACACTTTTTGATACTGCCGTTGTCGCCGATCCTGATGGCCTGCACGGCCTTCGGGTCGCTCTTTTTGCACGTCTGCATCATGTAATCCGGCCGTGCGTCCAAAAGATTTTGGAGATTGTAATCCCGGCAAAAAACCACAACGTTTGGATTTTCCTTCCGTGCTTTTTTCACAGCCTTGGAAAGGTGCTTGTTGCGCTTGCCCTCGAAGCATTGCGGGTTCAAGCACATGCCGAGCTTTTCCGCCGCGCTGTCGAACAGGTCCGGCTCTGCGCCTGTCCGCGCCGTGCATGCCGCGCACCCGCCGTCTGCGAAATCCGACTTGTCGAGGTCGCGCATGATCCGCTGTTCGATGAATGAGCGGACGGCGCTGACCGTCGGCGAGATCCTGCAATACGTGTGCCTGTCGGTGACCGCGCCGACCGTCTGCACCTGCGCGTCTTCCGGCAACGCCGCGATCATCTCCAGCGCCTCCACCGGCGCCCGGCTGAACGGGCTGGCAGGATCGCCGTACTGCTTTACCGCATCGTCGATCAGGTCGAGCAGCTTCGCCCGCCTCGCGACCCACTGCCGCGACCGCCCGAGCCGGTCGGCCACTTCCTGCGGCGTATGACGCTCCAGCAGAATCCGGACGCCCTCCGCTTCCTCAAGCGGCGTGAGGTCCGCGCGCTGCATGTTCTCAGTCACGCACATTTCTGCCGCAGTTTTGCCGTCGCAGTCCACGACGAACGCTGGGACCGTAGTCCATCCGGCCAGCCTCGCCGCCTCAACGCGCCGGTGTCCCGCGATGATCTCGAATGCGTTTTTGTTCAGCATTCGGACGGTGACGGGATTCAGCATCCCGACCGCCTTCAGCGACTCCGCCAGTTCGCTCACGTCGCCGATGTCTTTGCGCGTCTGGTACTCAGATGGTTTAAGCGCGTCGATCATCATCGCGTCGATGAACGTCCGCCCGTCGCTCCGGTACGTGTCACGGGCATCCTGCCCGTGTTCCGCCGTCGCCGTCGCCGTCCGCGGCGTGTAGCCGCAGCAGCCGTAGCACGTTCTGCCCTCTCCGTTGTCATCCGGATTCGTACACAGGCCTTCCGCGTCCACAAACTTGCACGGTGCCCGCACTTCCTCTGCCTCTGTCTTTTTCTTTCTCGCCATGTCTGTCATTCCTTCGTTGTTGCGCCCGCCGAGCGGACGCTGTTGTTGTCATTCACCCTTACCTCGTTCATCGTCCCAGTCGTCGAAAAACGGCGTCATCAGCAGAATCAGAATAACGACCGCAAAAAGGATCGTCACGGTCACGAACACGACCCAGTCGCCAATCGAATCCAGCTTTCCGTGAAGCCACTCAAACGATTTCATCCTGTTCATCCTCCATCCGTGTCTGCCGTTCGCGCCGCCACCTCCGCAGGCGCTGCCTTGCGGCCGCCGACGCCGCCCAGTACGCGAGCAGCTCGGCGGCTATCTGCAGGCGCTCCTGCGTTTCGGTGCGTTGCGCGGCCACGGCGTTCACTCCTGTTCGTTGTCCTGTGCTGGCCGGTAAAGGGCTGCCAGCGCCTCATCCATCGGCATCCATCCGATCACGCGACCACGCATCGAATGTCCGTTTGCCAGCGCCCATTGCCGGTCGTCCTTCATGCGCCACGCTGCGTCGCATGACCCGATCGCGAAACATACGAGTCCGTCGGTGTCGCGCTCGATCACCAGAAGCACGCGGTTGAGCGGCGCCGGCAGTTCGGTTTTCGGGTCGCGCCACGCCGGGCGACTGTCTGCCCGCTGGTTCCACAGCCGCGCGGCCCTTTCTCGCGTACCACCAACCACGGAGGGATTGGCAGAGCATCCGATTGCCGTGCATCTGATAATCGCTGAGTCCATCGGGTACGGCCCCACGACGGGCTCGGCCCCGCAGAACGGGCAAGGCTTCAGTTCAATCTGTTTCATTCCGTCTCTCCCTCCATCCTCGCCAGCGCGTCGCGCAGCGCGAGCAGTTCCTCGCTCCACTCCAGCAGGTCGCAGTACTTGGCGTAGTAGCGCTCTCCCTCGACGGCCACCACGCAGCACACCGCGCCGCGCCGCCTGACAAACATTTCGCCCAGCGCGTAGCTGCCGGAGCCCTCCGGCCCCTCGATGGGGGTGATGACTTCACGCACGTACTGGGCGAAATGCTGCGGTACCTCTCGCCAGATGCTCACCCCCTGGGCGAAGTCATCGGCGAGGTCGTGGAATACGTCCGCGGACGCGTATGGCTGTCCGTTCAGCGGCTGGACGGTTGTTGCCGCCGCCGTCGCTGTTGTGTTATCCTTCTCTCGGCTCATTGGAACCATCTTTCCTTTGTTGCCCGGCCTGTCTCTCGGTGGTTCGAGAGGCGGGCCATTTTGTTCATCACGTCTGTTCTGCCTTTTGCAGGCGGATTCCCATTTTCCGGAGCTTCCGCTCCAGTTCCTTCCCCGGCACACGTTCGCCGGAAAGCACCCGCGACAGGTGCCCCTGCGAGACACCGCACTCGCGTGCCGCCTTCGTGACGCCCCGGTAAAGCGTGACCGGCTTGATCGCCACCGTGTTTTCCATGATCTTCTCCTTTCCGTAATACCGCCTTTGGTGTTACAATGCCGCTTGTTATGCGTTTACGGCGCGAACTATACACCGGTTTAGGTGTTTAGGTCAACACCAAAAAAGGGGTTTTTATGAAAAAAGTTTTTCCAACTCGAATCGAAGAGTTACGTGGAACAAAAACCCAGAAGGAATTCGCCGCTTTTCTAGGGATTCCTTTAAACACCTATACGAATTGGACACGCGGAGTGACCAAGCCAAACAGTGACGCGATTGTTCATGTTTGCACTGTTTTAGGTGTTTCCGCAGACTGGCTTCTCGGTCTGACCGGGTCCGCCGTATCGTGCCCACGGACCTCCGCGTCCGGGCCACACGCCACGTCCGTGCCCGCCGCCGGTTCTGTGCCCGCCGTGAACGGCGGGGCCTGCGCCGCCTGCGCCGTGAAAGACGCCCAGATCAACAAACTGCTCGCCATCATTGACAAACTCGCGCAGGGGGGAGGTGCGTCTGGTTCACGCTCTGCCCCATCAGAAACAGCTTAAAGAGGCACTGTTAACATGTTGACCTGGATCATCGGTGGAGTTGCTGCGGCAGTTGTAGTTAGAATCGCAGTAAAATCACAAAAAAAACTACGGACTCCGAATGTAGAAACAGGAAATAATTCGCAAACAGAGGGTCTGCAGAAGGAAAAGAAGCACCGGAAACTGGCGACAGAACTGAAATGCCAGAAGCGTTTTCGTGAAGCGGCCCTAGAAATGTGGCGGTCGTTTGAAGCTTTGCAAGAAATTGGACTTTCTCCAACACTTGCAAATCTTTACCGGTATCCACGTTATCTGTTTATGGCCGGTGATTATGAAAAATGCGCGACGTTCTGCGAGTTGATGGCAATTGGCAAACCTTTCGGGAACGTAGGCGCTGGTAACGACGATTGTCAACGAACGCGAATGTTTTACTCTCTCGCAGCCGAGGCTTATGAGAAGACTGGCGACGTCTCCAACGCCGAACGTTGCTGGCAACGTGTTGAAAATGCCGGTAGCGATAATCAGATCTACGTTGATCGGGCTGTCGCCGACTATCTTGCGGGGGGGTACACCATTGGGATCGTTCGTGACGATCAGGATTCAGACCATCCGGCCTACGAAAAATTCAAGGGGAAGCTCATTCGGCTTACGGAAAAAGACCCCCATGACCTGCCGCTGTATTCGGAAGTTCGCGCCACCGGCCTGTTTGCCGACGACGATTACCCTGTTAGTGTGTTCTCGTATGATGAACTTATTGATGCGCCGAAGTACGGAAAACCGAAAAAACGTCCGATCGCCTGACACCGCGCTAAAATCGCGCAGGATGCGTCCACGCCGTTCTGCCGTCCCGCTCCCGCCGGACGGTGCGCCGACGCGCCACGCGGCAAACTGGGCGCGTTTGCGCGGCAGAAACAGGACAGCCCCGGCGGCTGGCACCGACCGGGCGGCACAAAAAAGGCCGACCCGAAGGCCGGCCGGAACTGGAGTTTTTTTATGTTTGCGGAGTACACACAGGGGAAGAATATCAAAGTTCTTCCCCTAGTACTCTCTCTTGTAGAGAGTACCGCGCGCGCGTTGCCCACCAAAAAACCACTGGGCATCGCGCGCGCGTTGCCCAGTCTCAAAATGCTGGGCATGCCCAGTGTTTTTGAGTGGGCATGCCCAGTGTCGAGAAATCGGCTTACAGGTGTGCAGTTTTGGCACAGAATGAGGGGGAAAATGTGAAGGAAAATACCTCAAAAAAGGCGGTGATCTACACGCGCGTAAGCTCGGAAGCGCAGGTTGACGGCACATCCCTCGACACCCAGGCCGAGGCCTGCCGCGCCTGCGCCGCCCGCCTTGGCCTGGCCGTGATCTCCGAGCATGAGGACGCCGGAAAATCAGCAAAATCCACCGTCGGCCGTGACGCCCTCGCTGCGGCCGTGGACGCCGCGATCACGGCGAGGGCGGCGCTGATCGTGTACAAATTTGATCGCCTCTCCCGCAACCTCGGTGACGGCTACGACCTGCGCGACATGCTGCTCGCCAAGGGCTGCCGGATCATCTCTGCCACCGAAGGCGAGGCCTCGGCGTCGCCGGTTTCCAAGGCGCTTTACGCGATGATGATGGCATTTTCTGAGCTCGATAACGACATGCGCGCCGAACGATGCCGAACTGGCATGTGCGCCCGCGCAAAAGCCGGTTTCTGGCTGTCGAACCCACCGGTCGGTTTTAAGTTGGGGAAGCACCCGTCCGGTGGCACGATCCTTGTCCCGGACGGCGACCAGTCGGTGATCCTGCGCAACGCGTTTCTGGATTTCATTTCCGGGCGCATCGACAAATCCGGCCTAATCAAGCGGCTCAAAGACGCCGGCCACCCCGGCAGCACCATCGACAGAATCATCCGTTCGCCGGTCTACGGGGGTATCGTCAGGAACCGGCTGACAAACGGCGAGGACGTGCCCGCCGCGTTCCCCGGCCTGATCACCGCCGATCAATTCTACGTCATGGAGGCCAAATTGAAACTGAAGAAGCGCGTCCAGCTCAAAGACAACCCCGCGTTCCCCTACACGGGAATCATTCACTGCTCGGTCTGCGGGCAGCCGGTGCGTTCCGGATTCTCGAAATCCAAAGGCAAATCATTCGGCTACTACTTCTGCAAAGAGGCCAAGCACCCCTCGGCGCGGCGCGACGACATCCACGCCCAGATCGAGGCCATGCTGTCCGACCTCGGCAAGATCGCATCATTTCTGGAGCTCTTGAAGGGAGCCGTGAACGACCTTGATCTGCAAGATCCGGATCGTGCGGAGCGTACCCGTCGGCAGCGCGCCGTATCGCGGATTGAACCGCAGCTTGCCCGGCTGCGCAGCGCACTGCTGGAGGGTGTGTTTTCGGCCGAAGAGTACGCCGCCGAAAAAGACCGGTTGACCACCGAACTGGCCGAACACCGCATCTGGCTGGAGTCCCACGACGCTTCGGCCGACCACCGTTCCGAGTGCATCGACATCCTGATCGGCGTGTTTACAAATCCAGCCGAGCTGATCGAGGGGCTCACGGTCGCCCAAACCAAGGGCCTGGTGCGTATCGTTTTCGGCAAACTTACGCTCACCCCCAAGAAAAAGATTGAACCCGCGCAAGACTCGGTATACACGATACTTACGTCTGCAAACGCGGGTTCATTTCCGGATGGTGCGCCTGGCGGGGATTGAACCCACAACCTTTGGCTTCGGAGGCCAACACTCTATCCAATTGAGCTACAGGCGCGTGAAACGATCTCCTATATTACGGACTGAGGTCCTAAACTGCAAGGAGGATTTGGGGTGTATCGTAATCGCGGGATCTGCGATTCGCTCCTTTTGGTGTTGACTCTTTCCGCCCCTCTCGCATAATGGACGCTAACTGTGGAAGCTGGTTTGGTGCTGGCTAATCCTGTCCAGAGGAGTATGGGGGATTGACGTGATGAGGGCATTCGCAATTGTCGTTTTTGGGATGTGTGTGGCCTGTGCGGCGCAAGCCGGGAATGGGTGGGTCAAGTATGAGGAGAATCCCGTGATGGGTGATCCCGTGAACCTTGGCACATGTTTCGACGTGAACGTCATCAAGGGGAGCGATACGGCGTTCAGCATGTACTTCTCGTGGCGGCCGAAGAAGGCAATCGCGCTTGTGAAAGGCGATGACGGGGCGACATGGTCGAAGCCGACGATCTGCCTGGCGGCTGATCCGGCGTCGGGTTGGGAGGACGATCTCAACCGCTCATGTACCGTGGTCAAAGACGGCGTCTATCACATGTGGTACACCGGTCAGGCGCGCGGATACTCGAAGATCGGTTACGCGACTTCGCGGGACGGCGTGGCGTTCACCCGGGTCTCGAAGCTGCCGGTCATGATCT